GGATATGGAACGCACAACACCAAAAGTGGAAAGTTTGCCGTATTCCCAACCCTTGATGAGGGCGTTCTGGCAGCAACGAAGCAGCTTCAGATATACGGCTCAAAAGGGATAAACAACGTTAAGGATATCGTCAATAAATGGGCCCCATCCAATGAAAACGATACAGCATCCTATATACGCCATGTTGTGAAATCGACGAAATTCAGTGAGACCGAAAAACTTAACCTTAATGATCCAGCAGTTCTGGCAAAACTAATTTCAGCTATGGCAACGAAAGAGGGGGCCGGTAGCCGGGTTACTGAGGGGGCGGTCATCCAGATTTATAACAATACCGGTGGCAATGCCATTGTAAATAGCGCTCAGCTTGGAGGATATGGCTAATGGCTTTCACGCGGGAGCTTTACAAGCTTGGGTTCGAAATATTCCCTGTCATTCTGTGTGAGGGAGTGGCTCAAAGCATCCCGGGAGGAATGCTGCCGATAGTAGCTCTTACACAAAGCGCAAGTTTTGTTACCGGGCTGCTTGGCGGGGCTATAAACCTGACAGACTTAGATAAGTATTTCTGCCATTGGAAGCCCATTCAGGGGGCAACTATGGTTGATTACGACATTGCCACATACCCATTCGCAAACCAGACGGTTGCTGCAAATGCATTATTAGCGAAGCCACTCAGGGTGTCTCTAATGATGGATGCTCCGGTGAATGAGAACACTGGCGCAATGACAAAATTAGTGACCCTCAGTGCACTGCAATCAGTTCTGCAAGCGCATGCCAATCTTGGGGGAACATTCATTGTTGCAACACCCGCATTGATATACAGCGGCTGCATACTGAAAACAGTGAAAGACGTTACCAGCTTTAACGAACCAATCCCGCAAAAATCGTGGGTGTGGGACTTTGAGCAGCCGCTTGTTACTGAGAATGGAGCGGAGCAGGCGGTTAATAGTTTTCTTAGCAAGATAGATGGTGGCACGAAAGTAACTGATCCGTCATGGACAGGTGTTGCTGCCGCCCTTGGTAATACGTCTCTGGGTAGCGGCGTTTCAAGCGCAGTAACAGGGCTTGTGGGTAAATTAAGCGGAGTTTTCGGCTTATGAGTACAGAATATTATGTTTTTTCTGGCAATGAGCGCGAGAGCCTGTCGTTTACTCCACTGCTAGACGGTGCGATTTATAACTGCCAAATAAAATGGAACATATCGGCTCAACGATGGTATCTGAGTATTACGGATAACTCAGGTAACCAGATCCTTACAACCGCAATGATCGAATCAACAACCGGCATGGGGATTAACCTTATCTCAGGAGTTTTTTCTTCAACATCCATGATATGGCGTCAGCCTAATGGTCGAATTGAGGTAACGAGCTGATGCGTTTTTACGATATTCAAATATATGACCAGAAGGGGGCTTTATTTCGTCAGTATTCAAGCCTTAAAAATGGAGTTTTTAACCCCGGCGCACATATGGTTGAATTTGATATTCAGCGATTTGGGGAGTCCACCCCGAAGGGTGAAAGTCACATTACTATATGGGGAGTTAGCCCTCAAGAAATGCAGCAGGCACAGCAAAACATGTTTGGTATGACAATAAAAATGTTTGCTGGTATGTCAAAGGGCTTGCCACTATCAAACCCATCTCAGAAAGGTCTCGTTCTTGAGGGTTCAATTTTACAGGCGTTTGGGAATTGGCAGGGAACAGAACTTCGTCTTGATTTAATTGTTGTATCTGGTCCAGTATCAAGCACTAACATGAAACCCATGGCTCCTCTTAACTTAACCTTTCCATGGAATACTGGACAACAAATGTCGACTGCTCTTGCTCAGTGTTTTCAAACGCTGGGAGGAGGATATAGTCATAACATAAATATCAGTAGCAGATTAATACTTCCATTTTCAAGGCCAATGTTTTGCGGTGCGCTTGAACAATTAGCAAAAGACCTTAAGCTATTCTCCAAAACCATAATCAAGGATCCAGATTACACTGGTGTAGAAATTGCCATTGTTAATGGAAAAGAGATTAGAGTTTGGGATAATGATTATAATAATCACTCAGATAAAACATCATTAAAAAGCGCTACCTACCGGAATGGTCATCCAACTCAAATAGAATTCACTGATCTTATAGGTCAGCCCACCTGGATTAGGTTTGGTACCGTTTCTGTGCCATGTGTGATGCGGGCAGACATTCAAGTTGGCGATCACATCTTAATGCCAAAAAATTCACGCCCAATGATACAGGCATCTTCATATTCTAATTATAGAAATGAATCTGCTTTTACTGGTGAGTTTATTGTGCAATCCGTTCGCTTAGTCGGTAATAGCAGACAGCCTGATGGTAATAGCTGGGTAACAATTATTGACGCATATCCTTCAAAGGAGCTAGCTAAACAATGACAGTTAATAATAAGTTAAGCTTCAATGGAAATATGAATAGATTTGTTGATGACAAAATAAATGAAGCAATGGAGTCGGCAGGCAAGGTATTGCCAGTAACTGTCATCTCCCAGTCAGGGAAAATGGTAACTGTTTCATTCAATCTCACCAACATTCCATACACGCTCCCTCAAGTCACCATTCCTATTTTTGGACCTCAATATATTCGTTACCCAATGCAACCAGGCGACAAGGGGGGCGTGATACCTGCTGATACCTACCTTGGGGGCGTGAGTGGTCAAGGGGGAGGGACGGCAGACCTTACGCCGCCCGCTAACTTAAGTGCTTTGGTTTTTTTACCCATCAGTAATACCGAGTGGGATTCAGTTGATGGACAGGTCCTGACGCTTTACGGGCCAGAAGGTGTGACTATTCGTGATGCTGGAAGCAACACAACGTTTTTACTTACGCCGGAAAGCATCACTATTGCCACGCTTACACAGTTTAAAGTCACAGTTGGCAGTACGGTATTAACTTTGACAAACGGCATGTGGAACCTCTCTGGAGAAGCGGGAAAGCTAGAAGATTCTACCGCAAGCACAAGCCCTGCGATTATGCATGCCGGCTGGGCTGGATTGGTCGCATGGTGTAATAGCCATGCTCACAGCAACGGTAATGGTGGGTCAGATACCGGTCCAACTACAACGACCTTTAACGGGAATATTACTGAATGAGAACTTACGGCAGAAATTCAGAGGGCCAATGGGTACTTGTTGAGACTGATGATAATGGTTTTAATGATTCTGTTTATCTGACGACGCTTATTCAAAACCTGAAGCTGGCCCCGCAAGAATCACCCTTTTACGCGAATAACGGCATCCCGGCTAATGGCTCTGTCATTCAGCAGATATTGCCGACTTATTACGTCAATAGAATACAGCAACAATTTAGCCAGTATTTCTCTTCTTTGCAGATTGCCATGGTCAGTGATGACCCGCCAATTTATAACATATCGGCTATAACGAACGCCGGTTCAAAAATTATTGCACAGGTGAATGTATGAGTGATTTGCCAGTTAGTTACAATGCATCAGGCCCTATCCCGCTAACCGCAAATGAATTAAGAGATAAAATAGTCTCCCTCGCCACTGCGCAATCACCTGGAATTACAACTTATTTACCCGGTTCGTTAGTAGAGGATATTGTCAGCACGAGTGTTGGCGCGCTATTGGTTTGTGACCAGGCTAGAGTAGATTTAATTAACTCAGTGGGGCCTATTACCTCCAATGTTTTTATGCTAAACACCCTTGCTGAGCAATATGGGATAGCCAGTCAAAAAACAGAGGGTCTGACAACTGTGCCGGTTGTGTTTACTGGTCCGGCCGGATTTCCGATCCCCCAAGGTTTTCTTGTTTCAGATGGCACTTACCAATATTCTCTTTTGGATACAACAATCATCCCTTCATCTGGTGCCACTTCGCCAGCGACCTGTGCGGCTACGGTTACAGGGTCTTGGGCGGTACCAGAGAACACCGTGAATAATATAGCAACAAGCCTACCATCAGATATTGTAATTACCTGTACAAACCCAACTGCCGGTGTGCCGAGTGGTTCTGCTGAAACTGTTGCTGAGTTTCGTAGCCGCGTATGGGAATCAGGGATGAGTACAGTTCAGGGCTATCCTGGATTTATTCGTCAAAAATTAACTGATTTAGAAAATGTTCAGGCGCGGCTTGTGTCTGTTGTAGCTGATGCTAATGCCTGGATAATCATGTGTGGAGGCGGTGATATATTTTCAATGGCGGGAGCTATTTATAAATCAGCGGGTGATATCAGTCGCTTGAAAGGAACCACGCTGGGCGTAACTGGCATAACCAATGATTCGCCTGGGGTTGTAACCACTGATATCACACATGGGTTTAGTGATGGTCAGGTGGCGGTTATAAACGGCGTCACTGGAATGACGGGGATAAATGGAACTCCTTTCACCATAACTGTAATAAATTCACATTCATTCTCAATCGGCGTTAGCACGATCGGATCTGGGTCATGGTCCGGTGGCGGGGTGGTGACACCAAACTTAAGAAATAACGCAGTTACAATAAACGACTGGCCCGATAACTACATCATCCCATTTGTTCAACCACTCCAGCAGCGCGTAACTGTGCGGATAGAGTGGGCAACAGAAAGTGTAAATTACTTAACGGATGCTACTGTAGCCTCTCTAGTAACTGCGCCTGTAATCTCTTACATCAATGGAATTTACGCGGGAAACCCTTTAAACATTAACAGCATTAAGGATGTTTTCTTACAGTCAATTAATGAAACTATTAACATGAGCTTAATAAGCAGCTTAAATGTTGTGGTCACTGTTAATGGGGTTATTACTGGAGTAGATGAAAATACAAATATAATCAGTGGTGACAGATACAGCTATTGGTTTATTTCAGATGATGGCGTAACGGTAGCCGGGGGATAAGATGCTTGACGATATTATTCGCGCATACCTATACCAGCAGTACAATGACGATGAAAATATTCAGGCATTTTTTGACGCATACAATACGCTAGCAAGAGATATATATGGCTGGATGAAAGACGCAAATCTTCCTGTTTTCGTTGGCGGGTATAATGCTGGTGATCAGCTTAGATGGATAGCGCGTGGAATTTACGGGGTTAAACCACCGATACTATCAAGCGATAAACGTAGAGTATCAGGGCCATTCAATGCCATGCTTTTTAATCAACTCCCTTTTAATGGTTGGGCAGTTAAAAACGAATCTGAGCAAGTTGTCGCGTCAGACGATGTGTTTAAAAGGGTTATGACGTGGAACTACTATAAAGGCGATGGCTTCAACTTTACGATACCATGGCTTAAGCGGCGCATCATGCGCTTCTTGACTGGTGTAGACGGGGTTGATGTAGTGAATGACCAGAGGTGGAGTATATCGGTTTTATTCTCTTCTTCAGGAGCTAGCATTTCCATAGTTAAGGGTTATAGAAAACTAACAGATTCAGGGTTGTATAATTCATTCTCTTTCAATGGTCGTTCTTTTAACCAAAACACAAGCGTCCTGATTAAAAGTAACGAATATGAGTTTGCATCACTATTCAAACAGGCTTTTGATAGCGGACTTTTACATATGCCATTTTATCAGCCTGTATCAGTGACAATCGTTGGTTGATTAGATTTTTTCATCCTTAAATTTGTTTTGTTTATTTACGCTTTGATTTCTATTATCAATGGAAATACATAAATGTATTTTTAAACAAAAACAGATAAAGACAAGCAAAACAATCACAAAGAATAACGACACGCTGAATCTTATATTTTCAAATGGAGGCATCCCGTTTTGAAACGCAAGGTCGAATATTAAACATATTAAGAAAATAGAAAGCAATATTGTTAATGTGCTTATTGCTGAAAGAATCGCCTTTAAAATAACAACCATCAATTTACTCATTTTAAACATCCTCTTGTGTTAGGTAATAATTATTTTTGCAGTGAAAATCATTAAAGTCAAAATTAAACCACTTATATTTATTTTTAACAAAATATCAGGAGGGCCAAATGGCCTTGACACTATTGTCCGCCAATAATGCATCAACTGTTTTGGCAGCAGGTATTAGCTCTACAGCTACAACGCTGACTGTTAACACTGGAACTGGTAGTCTTTTCCCTTCACCAGTGTCTGGAACGAGCTTTTTTAAACTTACTTTGATTGATGCTGCTACAGGAACATTAACAGAGATAATGCATGTCACGGCCCGAATTGGCGATACTATGACAATAGTTCGCGCCCAAGAGGGGACGGTAAGCCGCCTGTGGTCTGCTAATGATATCGCTGCAAACATGATGACTGCGGGAACTCTGGATCTCCTTTCTCAAAAAGCACTATCTCTACAGATAGCCAACAACCTATCAGATTTAGCCAGCCCACAGACAGCGCTCACTAATCTTGGTCTGACGGGTATTGGCATTGGGTTGCCTAATATGGTCGATATTGCTAATTTTGATTGGCAAAACTTTGTATTCACGTCAGGGGCTAATTACGTCACTACCTATAACACATGGATAAATCCTCCGGCAGGAATAACCTATAACTCAGGCACCCGCGTAAGCATTCGAGTTATTTATATTTCTAATATCGCTGCTGGGCCTCGCATGGGATTAGAAATAACGCCAGATACCAGCTCAGCAGCTAACTTTAAAGTTTATAAATTGTTATGTGTAGGAGCGGCCGGTTCAAGAGTGTTTACTTTTAATCAGGATTGGAACTCAGCAAACCCAGTCCCAATTTCTGGCGGCGGGACCGGCGCAACTGCTGCCGCTGGTGCCCTTGCAAACCTTGGCGGCATTGGTTTATCGCAATTAACCGGCATTGTTGGCACATCACGCAATGCAAAAATGAGCATTCCGTCAGCATCAGCAACGGCAACTTTCACTGCGGATGAATTAATCGTGCAAACCGCTTTAGGAGGATTGCAGTACAAACTGAGTGGTTTTAGCAAGACAATTAACCTTGCGACAACTGGTGCTGGCGGTATGGACACCGGTACCGTTCCAGCAACAGGTTACGTTGCTCTATATGCGATTTATAATCCCACCTCTGGAGCGTCTGCGCTGTTGGCTGTGAATGCTACATCAGCGAGAGCGCCGGAAGTGTATGGTGGCTCTAATATGCCATCAGGGTATACGGCATCAGCATTGGTTAGTGTGTGGCGGGTAGCTTCAAGTCAATTCACTATCGGGTTTCAGAGGGAGCGCCATGTATCTATGCCATTGTTATCAGTGTTTACCACCGTCACCGGTGTAACTACAATTGGCCCAGTGTCATATGCTACAGCCGTTCCAATCAACGCAAATTCTATCAACGTCTATTTGAGTCTTTATCAAACCACCCCAAACGTCGCCGTAGAATTAAGTCTTTATTCTTCAGCTTCTGGAATTGGGCAGGTACGGACAAACGCATCTGTAAGTGGTGGTGTTACATCTGCCAATATAACAAATGGCGTGCTGGAGGTAATAGACCCACAAACTCTTTTCTTTAATATGGCATCAACAGTATCAGGACAGTACGGGATCGCGACTACAGGTTATTCCATCTAATAAAGTGAGATTAAAATGTCAATAATTGTTCAATTTTCGGATGAAAAAGAGACTGCTATAATCAGTTGGTTTGCTGCTATGCCACCATATCCTGAACAATATAAAAACATCGGAGAGGTAGAGGCTGATGATCCAAGATGGCGAATTTATTATGATGCAGTTAGCCCATATATCACTGGAATGCCCGAACCCGAGTGATAGTAGTCATCATTCTGCATATCTGATAATAAAATAAGTATTGTATTGTTTTATTCGTTACTCCTATATAACATTTATCAATACTATTTGTATGGCCTTGAAGATAATGCAGACTAAAAATAAAATTACGTATATACAAATGCTTAGGGCGATTGCCGTAATGCTAGTTGTTGGGTATCACTACCCTGGAGCCATTCCGGCATTCAAGCATGGATATCTTGGTGTAGACCTTTTTTTTGTGATATGTGGGTATATCATGGTCTACACAACTTCTAAAAATGACGGGTCTATCACATACTTAAAAAACTTCATCATTAGAAGGATGTCAAGAGTTTGGCCTGTTTATGCAATACTGACATTGTTGTTCTTTGTGGTCTTCTATACAGGAGAGAATTCAGACCCAGTTATAACAATAAAATGGGTAGTAAAAAGCATTATATTTTACCCATTCTGGAATACGATGCCGATAATAAAATCAGGATGGACTCTTCCATTTGAGGTTTGGTTTTATTTAATGTTCGGTTTTTGTATGCTTTTCGGAAAAAAAAGATGGCTTGTATTTTTCTCCATCACTGCCTTCACATTAATAGCTATGAGATATAATCCAACCTTGCGGTCATATGGAGCATATGATGGGTATGGTGCATATGTATTTATGATTTCAGAGGGGTTAAATTGGTGCTTTACTATTGGTGTTGTAGCCGGATTAATTAGCTTAAGCAAGCTAAAACTTAACAAGACATTGTGTCAAATATTTGTATTTTCCTCTGGAGCTTTGTTCTTTATATGGCTTTCATCAAAAGATAATCCTGACCATGGACCAATGATGGGGCTTATTTTTGGGTTTTTAATGATTGGTTTAGATGGGATAAATAAAATATCCACCATTTCTATTCCTAAAAGTATAGTGGCTATTGGCGACATGTCTTTTTCTATATATTTATGCCATGAGTTTATTCTTCGCGGGTTTGAAAAATATTTCCCAGATTATCTTCATGTTGGCGGCGACACTCCTTATATGTTTGCCCCCTATGTTTTGCTATCAATTGGTTTAGCGTTCGTAAGTTATAGAATTCTGGAGTTGAAGGTATCTTTCAAGTTCAAAGATTTTATGATGCGGCTCATGCCTGACAAAGAGAAATCAACGAACCCAGAATCTCCGACAAAAAATGAATCCAGATCAGTGGAAGGCAATGGTCGAGTTTGATTATACAGAGGCATCCCTGCCTCTGAGGTTGGGTGACATATTAGTGACGCATCTATAGTGCCGAAGAAGTGTCACTGGTATGTCACTGTTAGCCATAATGTCGCTTGTGAATGCAGATTAGGCCAGTATTTACAATAGGTTATATGCACTACGACGTTCTTCTAAGCCGTAGGTCACAGGTTCGAGCCCTGTAGGGCGTACCATCTTTACGTCTCCTGAAGTCTATCTAAGTCCATAAATCCCTTATATAATCAGTATCTCTGGAAATTCCTAGTATCCCTACGCTTATCCACATCTACTGATTTCTATAGATAGTTGGGGGTACAAATGGGGGTAAGTTTAGGTTCAATGGAATGAGATACCCCCACATGAAACTAAACGCCCGGCAAGTGGATACCGCAAAGCGAAAAGAGAAACCTTATAAGCTCTCAGACGGCGGCGGATTATTTTTATTAGTAAACACAAATGGTTCACGTTACTGGCGGTTGAAGTATCGGATTGCTGGAAAAGAAAAGCTGCTATCAATCGGGGTCTATCCCGATATCACTCTCGCTGAGGCCCGAGCCAAAAGAGACGAAGCCAAACGAATATTGGCTGCTGGTGGAGATCCCAGTGAAGAAAAAAAAGCAGATAAACAGGCCAAGAAAGTCAGCATTGATAACACGTTCGAAGCTCTGGCCAGAGAATGGCATGCCTATAAAAGACCTAATTGGTCAAAAGGTTACGCCGACGATTTAATGGAATCGTTTGAAAATGATATATTTCCCTATGTTGGAAAGCGCCCGGTTGCTGAAATCAAGCCGTTAGAGATGCTTGAAACGCTGCGTAAACTAGAGGCGCGTGGTGTCCTTGATAAAATGCGCAAAATTCGTCAGGCGTGCAATCAGACTTTTCGCTACGCGATCGTGACGGGTAGGGCGGAGAACAACCCCACCAGTGAGCTGGCAGGTGAAGAAAAGCGGTACGGCAAGGGGCTTTAGTCGTCGAATCCATGATGACAACCTCTCAGTTGATGGCTTTAAAATCACCACCAAGAGCTGTCAATCTCTTATAGGTGGTGAACTGGGCGGGGTTGACAGACCGGTCAACAGAGAACCCGGCGCACCTTGCGATGCCCCCACCCCGTTCACCATTGCTTTTTCACAGGTGTAACTGTGCCCGCACATAATAACCGCCTGTGCAGTTGTGCGCTCTATTGAATTCCGGACTGTCAAATCCGGCAGCAGATTTTGCCGCTGCGGGGGCACTATATCTGGCCATTCTCTACTGTTCAATTAACCAGTGGTAAATTAGGACAAACATTTTTGTAGATGCGAGAGGGGCCGCATTTATGCGGGGGAATTGATCATTGAGTTTTTGTTTCAGTAAAACAGCCACTTTATATTATGTACATTTGACTCATATTTT